GTTCGCGGATACGTTCTTTACCTTCGGTGTCGTCATACTCTTTGAAGTGGCCACGTTCAGTCTCATACACTTTATTGAGGGGATAGTTCTCTTTCGCCTTCTCGTTTGTGTCACCTTCTTTTGGTACCGTACCAATCACCATCGGTAACTGAGAGTTCTGTCCATCCAAGAAGATACCGAACACCTGTGTACCTACCAATAGACCAAGGTTCTGCCCCTTACCTTCGTGTATTCCCTGTGTGATAGGAACGACGATCTGTGCCCAAGGTAGATCCTTATCTCCGATATCGTCGTATACGCCGAACGCACGTACCTGTGCGCGACCCAACTGTAATGGATCATCCTTTACATTGACGACTGTTCCGATAAACCATCGGATTTGATCACCATAAAAATCTACAAATGCTTGAGGGATCATATTAAACCACCTTATTAGACATTTTAACACCAGAGAACGTTAGTGTGTAGTCGGTTGTTGTGAATGAATGCTTACAAGCAAAGATCATATAATCTCCAGACTTTTTAAAGTCAAACAAATCTAGGGGATCTCCGGTTTTAGTATTACGCAAAAACTTAATGGTCAAGTTATTTCCTATAGTGGCATTATTTTTACCGCTGAGAAAATCTATTCCATTCACCACAAAACTTATAGGGTCTGTGGTTAATAGTTGAGAGATAGATCGACTGACTTCATTACGCTTGTATCCAGGAACATCTTCTCTCTGAGATAAGGATTTCTTATTATTAAAAACATTTGCGCTTCCCACCTGAGTTATCTTTCGAGAGTTTACTTTCGAATTACCTGCCGACCAATCATACCGAGAACTATCAAAGATAGGTTTCGTTCTTTTCGATATAACTCCATCTTCGGTCAAATGTTTAATAACTTCCGTATCAAAGTCGAGTGTAAAGTTATTATCTCTATCACTCCCTTCCTTTTTTGTTATGTCGAGGTATTGGTATTCTGCCCCTAGTAAACCCAAATCAATTAGTTTGTAAAGATCATAAGTGTCTTTGCTTTGATATGATTTAATGACTCGACGGTTCATTTTATCAGTTCTAAGGTTCACCTGACTTTCATAGTGGGTGTATTCTTCACCTTCAAGAAAATTCATAGAAGGTGCCGTCAATAGTTTCTGCAAATCCCAAATCTGCAAATTATCATCGACCAATGTAGAGTAGAGGTAGATTGGGTATCCTTCAAAAGTTGCGCTGCGGTTCTTTAACCAACACATAGCGTCAATAGGAGTCAAATTAGGAACGATCACCTTCATGTCTTGAACATCACTAGCGTTTATATCGACTTCTTTATCCAAAAAATCTTTTGCTATGGTCTTGATTATTTCAGTTGATTTTCCTGTATATGATCTATTTACATTGACAAGGTTCGATTTGAACCCGATATCTTCAATCAAGTGTAATGTGAAAAATTCTTCGTTGTCGTCTACTTTTGTAGAAGAAATTACTTTATCAATATAAAATGTGTTTACGACTGGATCAGTATCTTCTACGTTCGCTTTTAATTGTATGACAACTTCCTCTCCACCACTTAAGTTTAAGAGGCCGACCACATCTTCGATATCAACAAACCCAACGACAGCAGTTAAATAAGGTTTATCGATGTGTTCGAAAACATCGATGTCCGTAACTACAGGTCCAATTTCGACAGTCGGAGCGATCTCAGTGTGTATCGTTACAGATTCAATTATAACCGCATTTGCGAATTCTATAGCGGATGGTTTATTTGAACTCATTATTATTTAATCGCTTCTCTAAACAACTGAACAACTTTATTAACGGAATTAGGTTTTAGAACAATAATGCTCCTCAACTTATCGTTCTCTTGTATGTAATAATCTAGGTTAGTTACCTCAACAGCAATAGATCTATTAATGTCATTTACATTGGTAAAAATATCATCGCTGGCGGTTTTGGTAACACGCAAGCTAGAATAATCTGGATACGTTAACCTTTTCTCTTCTGCTTCATCAAAGGTAAAAAACGGTCCGGAAATTTGTATTTCATTACGAGCAACATAAAATTCTTGCCCATAAACATAATGATGCGCAGATAGATACTGATCTTCAACGGACACTAATTGTAGTTGATCCATAGTTTGTTGCGCGGTTACTATGTCTGTCGACTTAAAGTTATCATTCGTTTCAATAACAAGTTGACCTAGATCTAAATTAACCGACTGTATTACTCCTGTGGACAAGGAAGGTGATCCGTCAGAAGACTGAGTTGCTTCTACAGTAACCCCAACGTCGAACGAACTCGCTATTGAATCTTCGGTGGTTAGCGTTATGTACGGGAAATCCTTTTTCGCCTTCTCTACAATTTCTACGTGGTCTAGAGGCCATCCCTGTTCACGCAGTCTATCGTTCATCATGTAAAATGTCCAGTGCAACATTGGATTCTCATAAAGAGAGAACGCAAGGTTGTCTGAACGGTCCCCATTACGAATGTAATAGTTTTTGTAGAACGCGCTATTCGTTTTAACCTCATCTAAAATCTCAGCGTATACAGAAATATTCTGCATTATGGCTTGTTCATTATTGGCGAACGTGTATAGTGAAGTTGGAAAATTTTTGAAGTATGACATTAGTAACCATCCATCAGATCAATATTTTTACGGGATAGGGTTCTTTCTTCAATGAAGTTCAACGACAAATCAATTTCTACTGGTCGACCGTCCGAATGAAAAGACATCGATGAAGGGTTGTAGTTAGTAGATATAGACCTTAAGAAACAATCTTGGATTTTAGTTCCCACGCGTTTTTTTGTAGGTTCATGCCTAACATCTATCTCAAACATATCCGGATACCTGTAACCAGCACTTATCCCGCCAGCTTCTATTGATTCTGGATATGAATAGACTCGGAAGTACTTGATGATTTTCTCGACTTGTTCAGCTTCTTTTTGAGATCTAGCGATGAACTTGAACGTGAAGGAAAACTCCCTTAGAGCAACGCCACGGAAAGCGCTTCTAACGTTTGGATTAACTGCGACCGCACCAGAGATCTGAGCAGCTTGCCCTATCTCCGATCCAACGACAGGTATCTTTCCAGCTAATTGCGCCGAACCCAACCTTGCGGCGTCGCCTGCAAGTTGCCCAGTAACAAGGTCAATAATAGAAGAGAACCCCTTATCAATGGCACCGCCGAGGGCCCCAAAAACACCCTTTCCGCCAGACATTATACCTTCCATACTTGCACCCAACTGACCTAGTTCGGGGGTCGCTATGTTAAACGTGTCATTTTGTTGCAGCGAGATAGGCAGGTATAGTTTTATATTAATCCCTCTATAATCTACCGTTCTTTCGGTATATTTTATTTCGGCTTCTGTTTCTTTTTTAACTTCTTCTTGTCGAAGTGCAGTAACTTCTTTTTTTATTTCTTTTATTCTTTTTCGATCTTTGTCAGTGCCCTTTCCTAAGGTTAACCTTTCGTTCAAATTTGTAGATTCTTTACGTAATGCCGACATTTCTGGACTATACCCTTTCAGTAAATTTTCTAGGTGAGAAGACCCGTCTACAGAGGCTCCTCGAACAGACTTTAACCTGAATACAATACAAGTGCCGTACCTATCTTTCTGCTCTAAGGGGAATTCACAAACTATGGTTTTTGCATCTCCAGGTGTTGGGACGAACATTCCAGCAATGTCATCAATCATGTCGTCAATATACTCGGAACTATATTCTGTATAATCAACCCCGTCTACTATTATCGGTCCAGTTTTCTTAATGTCTACCATGAGAAAATCTCGTTTCTATAAATATGATTTAATTATTTATACGTAAAATCAGAATGAAGACGTACAAAGGTCGATACAAACCGAAGAACCCATCGAAGTACGTGGGCGAAGTGAACAACGTTGTGTATCGTTCTATGTGGGAACGTCACGTTATGAAGTGGTGCGACGAACGATCCGACATCGTACAGTGGATGTCCGAAGAGTTGATCATACCCTATATCTGCGAGACCGACAACAAACCTCACCGATACTTCGTAGATTTCGTGATACAGTACAAGTCTGGACGCGTTGTACTTGTCGAGGTCAAACCTCACAAACAAACAATTCGTCCCGAACGTAAGCAAGGGAAATCCAGAAACACCTTACTAAACGAGGGGATGACTTACATAAAGAACCAATCCAAGTGGAAGGCCGCAAAGCAATATGCAGACGACCGTGGGTACCACTTTGAGATCTGGACAGAGAACGAACTCACCGCTATGGGTATCATGCCCAAACCATTACGGCCTAAAAAACCAATCAAGAAATTACCTCCGTTTAGAAAAAAGAAAAAACGCGTATAAATACAGTTACAAATTTTAACGGAAACGCACATGTCTAACATATTTCAGAACCTAGAACTGCAGGCGTTTCGTGCTGGGATCACTCCACGTACCAAGGAGTCCCGTGAGTGGTTCAGAAGTAAAGTCAGAAACCTCAAGAATATTAATCGCGAATCCTTGATGAAAGAGGATCCGTTGAAACAAACAGGCAGAGAGATCGTAGGTAGCATGTATATGTTCTTCTACGACCCTAAGCACAAAGAGACTTTGCCATTCTACGACACGTTTCCATTAGTCGTCGTGGTTGGTCCAGCTGAAGGTGGGTTCTATGGTTTGAACCTTCACTACCTTCCGCCTATCTTACGTGCGAAGATGTTGGATGCGTTAATGGACATCACAACAAATAATAAGTTTAACGACTCGACGCGATTCAAGATGTCGTATGAGTTGTTGGCAAGAACTGCGAAACTAAAGTACTTCAAGCCGTGTTTCAAGCATTATTTAAACGAACACGTCAAGAGTAAGTTTGCAATGGTACCCGCACCAGAGTGGGAGATCGCAACATTCTTACCGACAGCTAAGTTCGAGAAGGCAAGTATCAACGCAGTCTATAAAGACTCCAGACAGAAGATAACAGACTAATGGCGAGCATAGAAGAATTAAAAAACAAACTGATCTCCAAGGGCGGTCTGGCTATGAGCAACCAGTTTCTGGTTGAACTTCCGCCCATGGGCGGAACTGACGGCCGTACATTGAATGTGTTATGTAAAGATGTGACGTTACCTGGAAAACAGATCATGACCTTGGATAGGAATATCGGATTGTATCAAGAAAAAGTTGCGAATGGATTCGCCGTAGAAGATGTGACGATGACTTTCTATTTGCCGAACGACTACTCAATAAAAAAGTATTTCGATACTTGGGGATCTAAGATCTTATCCAAAGGAACTAAAGGGAATTTATCGGTAGGATACAAAAAAGATTATGTGGAAGATATCGTCATTAGTCAATTAAAGAAACCTGTTGCAAGGTTTGGGAAAAATATTGGCATTTTCAATAACAACTTCGAGATTAATGTCGACGTTGATGTTTTGGGAAAGTCTATATACAGCGTAAAGTTAATAGAAGCCTTCCCAACGTCTTTTAGTTCTATTCAATTATCTAGTGATCAGGATCAATTAGTAGAGTTTACCGTTCAATTTTCATACACCGATTGGGAAACTATTGAAACTTATACAGATTTGGTTGACACTAGTGTTGGGGTTAACCTAGGAAAGGCAAAACGCGGAAAACGCGGAAGAATTATTTAAATTATAGGATATATCATGGCATTACCAAAACTTAACTCGGCACCAGTGTACGAGATGACCATCCCCTCTAACGGAAAGAGCGTAACTTATCGTCCGTTTCTAGTTAAAGAACAGAAAAACCTGTTGATTGCATTCGAATCTCAGAACCGTCGTGATATCGTTCGTGCGATTGTTAGAACAATTGAATCTTGCGTCGAAGACGATCTCGAAAAATCATTAACAACGTTCGATATAGACTATATGTTCACTAAGATACGGTCTAAGTCTGTCGGCGAAACTTCTAAGATCACAATACCATGTGAACATTGTGAAACTAGAAATGAAATTTCTGTAGAGTTAGACGACATTGAAGTGGTCGGAGATGTTGTTGACAATATAATTCAATTGACTGACGATATCACAATCAAAATGAAGTACCCCACATATGAAGAGTTCTTGTCTAATCAGAACCTTTCTGAAAGTCCTACGATGACAGAAACACTTATTCAGTTAATCATCACTTGCATGGATTCAGTAATGACTGAAGATGAAAAGTTTTCGGTCAAGGACGAAACCAATGAGGACATTCAAACGTTTCTTGAATCTATGACAACAGACCAATTTGAGAAAATATCGGACTTTGCGAATAACATCCCAACATTGTCTCAGGAAGTAGCATTTACCTGTTCTTCTTGCGAAACAGAAAATAAGAAAACACTCAGAGGACTCGACGATTTTTTTTAATAAACCTCTCTCATGAAACTTTGTCTAACTATTATCAAGTCAACTTTCAACTAATGAATAATTTCAATTACTCATTAAGTGAAGTTGATCATATGATACCTTGGGAGAGAGAAATCTACCTTACATTATTGGTAGACGATATAAAGGAAAAGAACGAAAGGGCGAAACAAAAAGGATAATAAATGAGCATTCGCACCCTAGCAGACAGAATGAAAAAGCAGAATGAACTTTTAGATTCATTCACGAAGACTCTCACTGAGAAATTAGAATATCTAACAGCTGGCGAGGTTAGCCCAGAACAATATCGGCTAAAAGTAACTTCGGCTGCAGAGAAGATAGAAGCGATCGCACCTACAGAATCTGGGTTTTCTGAAATAAGAAACTCTCGCGAAAAGTATGATCAAGATGTTATCAAAGTCCTGAGAGAGATTTCCGCAAACACCAACGTCAGTTCTAATTCTGGTGGGTCTCTTTCTTCTGGGTTTAGAGGCGGCCTTAAGTTTTTTATGGGTTCTTCGAAAAGACCTGCGGCAAGTTCTAGTTCTAACATCATAGGTGAAACCGCCGCAGGTCGACCTGTAGGAAGTTCCAATCCCAATAACATAGGCGGAAACGCCACAGACCCTAATGTTTCTCCAGGCGATTTATCAGAAGAAAGGAGAGAACGTAAACAGTTTGATGAGGAGATGCTTACTGCCTTGCAAGGTATCGCCGAAAACACCAAACCCAAATCAGGTTCTGATGATGGTTCCGGTCCCTCAAAAGGTTCTGGTAAAGGTTTTGGTAGTGGCAAAATAGCAGGAGCTCTTGCTGGAGGTCTTGGTTTTGGTATGAAACTATTCTCAGGACTTGCGGGTCTTGGGCTTGGTATTGGAGGATTCTTTACCGGACTTGCCCTAGGCGATAAAGCACAGGCTCTTATCAACACTGATATGGAAGCGACCAAGAAAAACATGATCGCCCTAGGTGAGGCGTTTGCGATGACACCTACAAAGGGTCTTATTGCGATGGGCGTTGCTGCTGCAGTTGGTGCAAAGTTCGGCAGCATAAAGGGCGCAATGGGGATGACGCTCTTCGGTTTAGGTCTATCCGGATTCTTTACGGGTCTTGCACTAGGGGACAAAGGAATTTCGCTTCTTAATATAGACGGCACGGGCCTTGCGAACATTATGGGTTCGCTAGGCGAAGGTCTTAATGCATTCTCAGGAAAATCATTGATTGCATTAGGTGGTCTGTTTGCATTATCTAAGTTTTTGGGTCCCTCTTCTGCAATCCTTTTGCCCGCTCTGGGTGTTGGTCTTGCAGGGTTCTTTACCGCACTCGCAGCAATAGGCGACGGCGCAGCTGCGTTAGGAATTGATGGCAGTGGTCTCGTTCCTATGTTGACCAATTTAGCTGAAGGTTTGTCTCCATTATCAGAACTGAATGGTGGAAATTTACTTGCAGTTGGTGCTGGTCTAATTTCTATTGGCGCAGGTTTAGCGGCCGTCTATGGAGTAGACTGGATCAAAGGAATTGGTAACTGGGTTGGAAGTTTTTTCGGAAAAGATAACGAAGATGATATCTTCACTAAGACAGCGCGTTCTCTTTCCAAACTAAATGACATAGATGTTGATTATTCTAAGTTAGATGGTTTGGACGCACTATCAAATTCATTTGGTAGACTCTTAGGGTCTCTGCAGAAGTTAGAACAGACTGATATGGGAGACATTAAAAAACGTCTAGTCAGTTTGGGGGAAACAGTCGCTTTCGCAATACCAATGTTCGACAAGATGAGTTCAGGGGGCGAATTCACTCATGGAGGATTTAAGTTTTTAGGAGCTGAGATTGGAGAAACTACTTTAGATTTCGGTAAAGGGTTAGACGGTCTACCTAAGAACACGTTTGAAAAACTTAATCTTATATCACAGATGACTTCTACCTATTCCTCAGATGTTGGGACGGTGGGTTCAGAAAGTTCATTAGTAAGCGACATAACCCCTTCTTCAAAATCAATAAACTCTTCAACTTCTTCTAGTAACATGTCCACATTGATTCGTGAAAATAACGAGACTAAGAATAATTCGCCGGTTATCATCATGGCCGACAACTCTCAGAACAGCAATGTCTCTGGTGGTGGAGGCGGTGGTGCCTCAATCGTAACCGGAAATCTCTCTCCATTCGACACATACGATCCATATATGGCAACACGGAAGGTGTAAAAAAGGGGACTTATGTCCCCTTACTTTTAGTTTGGATTTGATAGATTGATGATTCCTTGAACGATCTTAGCCTTCGTATGAGACTTAGGTACTGTCGCACCCAACCCTTCAGCAATCTCAACTAACTGCGCTCGTGTAAGCGCCATTAACTCTTCTTGATCCGGAACAGGAGATGGCGAACCACCACCCGTTGTCTTCTCTGGTTTGTTTGACACTGATCGGTAAATCAGACCAAAGGCCACCAGTCCGGCAAGAACTAGAATAATCATGTTAGTGTCCATGTATCAGTCCTCCGCTGCCATTTGTGCGAAGTACGACAGAGTGTCGTCTTCCTCGGTCGCGACCGCTGCAGGGGCAGGAGCAGGAGCGGCTACGATTGTTGGTTCGTCTGCTGTTGAGAATGGTGCGGATTCTGCAGTTTGCGCAAGTGCCTCATTCTTAACAGTAGAACCCGCACCAGTTGCGAGACCAAGTACAGTCTCCAACTTCGCCTTCAGTTCGTCATAAGACTTGAACCAATTAGCGTCATGCGCGTTAGGGTAACTAGGAACTACAAACTCGTTTAAGTCATACAGAGAGTTGTATGTCGCTTCGAGTTGAGTTTCGTCGCCGTTCAAAAACTGAGATGTGCTTTTGAAGTCAGACTTGTCATAGTTACGATACCCCGCAACGTTACGGATCTTCAACTCGAAGTCTGCGCCACCCCAGAAGTCAAATGGATTGACTGGAGTCTCGCCAGGAAACTCTGGTTGCATCTGGTCCATGATCTTATCAAAGATCTTCTTACCGAACTCGTAGATGAACACCTTACCGTTGTTCGATGGATTCGCAGGATCGTTGATCACTTGGATGTTAGTGACATAGTGTAGACGACGCTTCTGGCGACGTGCAGTTTCCTTGTCCTCTTCAATGCCTGAGTTCCACAGACGGGAGTTCAACTCACCGACTGGATCGTTCTGACCAAGGGTAGTGAGTGATCGTTCGATGTACCACTGTCCGGTTGGACCCTTGAACGCGTGATCCCAATAACGGACCCAAGGAAGGTCTTGACCTTCGGTTGCAGGAAGAAAACGAATGACAGCGTATCCATTGCCCTGTTCATCAACAGTTGGCTTCCACTTGCGATCGTCTTGGTATTTGTTGGTATTAGATACTTGACCTGATGCTTCAGATGCAGCAGTGACAAGTTTGGAGATGTCCATAGATCTGGACTTTAGATTTGCAAAAGACATAATATGTACCTTGTATAAACTTAAATATAAACTAAAATATGAATTGCCTCAAGGGCTTATCTATTTATACGTCTAATGTGTTCTGCTGAGGGAGGAAATGTAACTGCCTCGCTTCAGCCTCAAGATGTTCAACTATAGTCGGAGACAAGTATTTCTTTATGTCTTCTAACTCTAGCCCGTTCTCTTCACACAGATGTACTATGGCGTCCATATAGGACTGTTTGTTTCGATACACGAAACTCTCGATCATAGTCGAGAATGATTTCTTGGTTAGGAACTTCTCTTCTGTTTGTTCATCCATCGAGTACCTCAACTTGCGTGACGTTTTCCACACGGAAAGATCGCCAAGCTTGCTTATCAATAGCGAACGCACGTACAACTGAGCTATTCACAGCCAATGCAGAAGCAGTCTCACCCTGTTCACGTGTGGGTAGTAACTCGGGCAATAGAGTGCAAGGCATAACTCGCTCTTCCCCATTTACCTTCGTAAACGTAACTTGTAGGATGTTTGACTTTAACTGCTCAACAATATTATCATACGACATTGTTTTCTCCTTAGAATCGTTCGAACTCATCATCTTCTCCGCCTTCTTCACCAGTATCTGCGTGAACGGCTTCGAGAAACTCTTCACTCTGATCGAGAACTGCAATCGTGTGCTCAAACGCTTCAAGCGTTGCAAGTACATTCACGCGCTTCTCATTGTCTTCAGGGAGCTCAGCGAACTCCTTAACGAAGGTATCCAGAGTGTCTAGATATGCAATGCGCATGTACTCACGAGTGATGAGTTCTACGTCATTGCGAGGGTATTGACCAAGGTCAATTAGGTTGTCCGGTAGTGACATTAATTCCACTCCTCTTTTTGGTTAGCTTCATATACGTCTGAGAAATTACTATTCACAAATTTAGTTTCATCCCCCCAACGCACATCCGACTTATAGTCTTGACGATCAAGACGTTCTACTTCATCAGCGAGGCGTTTATTCGCCGCACTGATTTTGCCACGCTTCTGAATCTTAAGTGCAGCTGCACGAATCATTGCGTAACGTTCTTCTTTCGAAATTGACATATATTATACTCCAAAAAACTCTTCTTGTCAAGAGTGATCATTAT